AAAACTTCCGCCGCTACATCTGGCCTGCTCTTAGTCTCGTCAATCATTACTTCTTTAGCGCGTGTACTTGGCGCTGGCGAGTTAAGCATAAGTAAATCTGGTGTTAGCGTGTGTAACCACCGCCATACACTTCTTGCCCATGCTGGTTGCCCATCATTACTTTTTATATCTATCCAAGCGTTTAAACGCTCAAAATAATCTGCGCTAGCAGGGCTTAAAGTATTTTGGATAACGTACATTCTGCGGTCGTCTCCCATTGCGCCTATGGCGTCAACGTGATTAGTCAGAAGTAAGTAACTTGTGTACAGTGTGGTGCTTCGTTGTGCGCCGTATTTTGCGTTTATAACCATGTTCTTGGGTCTTGGGTCTAGTAAATCTTTAAGCGTTTCATACACTTTATATTTACTCTGTCCGTTACTTATTATTTCATCACAGGTAACAATCCCTGCTTCTAACCAGTCATTAAACGCACCTGAGTTCATAGCCCCGCATAACTGCTGGAAAGAAACTTTGTTTACATTTTCTGGTGTGAATAACGATGTAATCATATCGGTTAGCGTGGTTCTACCAGTACCTTGAGCGGGTGCAACCATTAAAATACCAGCACCTTTAAAAGTCGGGTCTTGTGCTTTTGCGGCTAACCACTGGGTAAAGTAATCTCTTTCTTCGTCGTAGGGTATTAAATACTCAAGGAAGTGTTTAAACATCCCCACATCTTTTTCGTCAGCTTTACCTTTACCCCACTGGGGTTCTGCGTAAGTGTTAATATATTTAAGCCCATCGTATTTAATTACTTTCTCGCGTGAAGATGGGTCATGTTTTAAACCTTGTACGGTAACTCTGTTAGGTGATGTAAGCCATAGCGCACTTTCGCAGACTAACTTGTCTTTACCTTTGTAATCGTAAACAGCTACTTTCTTAGGGTGCGCGTTCTTGAAACCTTCTATCTTAACAACTGCTGGTTTATTTACACCTCGTATGCGGATAGCGGCGTTATCTGATATTGAGTAAGCGTAGTCAGCTACCAAGTCAGCTACGTTATCAATAACTGGCGCTTCTATTCCCGATTCTCCGGCAACATGCTTTAGAAAGTCAGTAGTATTAAATTCGCTGCAATGGTCGTGAAAGCATTTAAACCCTCTACAGTTTGAAGAATTGCCGCCCCGCCCTATTGGTGAGTATCCTGCTGAACCATCCCCACTAGTATGCCCTTCAAGCCACGGGCATTTTACTTTTACCCAGTCGCCGCTATCATCAATCACTAAATCCTGTTCATACAACCATTCAAGAACAGGGTCTATAACCCCTGCTAAACTGGCAGCAGTCGCTTTTATAGGTGACCATAAAGATGTACCTGTAAATCTAGCAGACTTACCTTGTTTGGCTGTGCCTATGTCAGCTTCTACGTCAGCCCATGTTACTCCGACATCTAAAATATCTAACAGGTCGTTAGGCGTCCAGTAATCAGTATTCATAGCGGTTAGCCGTACTTTAAAGTCTCCTTTAGCACCTTCTTTACCGTTTATGCCGCAAGGTAGACGTACAGGTTTACATGGCAGTTTTCCGCCTGTATCACTAAAGCCCGACGTATAAACTAAGTGGATCAACGCTTCTGCTAAATCATAATTATGTATAGGTGTTTCCAATATAAAGCCATATTGAAAATTACCTTCGCTGGATTCTATTATGTAGTTAGGAATTAAATCTTCAGGAACCTTACTAAGTGGTATTTTAGTTCCTATGTCGTCTAGCACCACAACATGAAGGCGTTTAAACTGTTTTTTACGGTTAAATAACTCCCCGTCACCATCTTTTGTAACTGTTGCCGTCCCGAAGTAGCAAACTCTGGAAGGTTTGTTATCTCCAAACTTTGTTATTATTTTGTCTATATCCTTGGGATACGCTGGAGTATTAGTTTTTTGCACCCAACCAATAATATGCTCGTCAGGGTCAAGTTGGGAATGAAATACGTGGTCGATAAAAGAGTCAATTTCATCCACGTTGTAATCTATAGCGCCCCTACTTTCTATTTTTACTACGTTTGTTTTTTCTTTAGGTGTTTGCTTTTTTTCGGTGTTGTCTGTAATATCGTTCTGGTGATTAGTGTTAAGTTTCATATTTTTACCTCTGAGTTGTGAATGGGAACCCCGTCTAGTCAACGGGGTTTTTTTTGCCTAGTGATTACCGTACCGTCTCAACACCACTGGCTCGGCATTTAACGGCATACCTACCGCAAAAGCGGGTACTTCTTCCATTTTCTGCTGCAATCCTACGGCTGCTTTTTCACTTAGGCTATCGGGAACTTCCAATATTAGCTCGTCATGTACGTGCGCCACAAGATAATCCGCCCATTCGTTTAAGTTTCTTATGCAATTGCGCAATAAACCAGCACAGAAAGCTTGCGCTATATTTTCAGATAGCAGGCCACCCCATAACCGCACTTCCCCCCAGTGCTTTGCGCTATCAGTTGCTTTAGGTTTTACCGCCGCTTTTAACGCAACAATACTACTGCCTCGGTCGGTTTGCTCTATTCTAGCGAATGGATACTGTATAAACGTCCCGTCGGGCAATTCACAAATTAACGTCCCGCCGAGCATTTTAGGTATAAAATGATATGTAACCCGCCCCGCTACAAAAGATTTTTCTCCACGGCTGCGAATTGCTTTTTTAGCCGCTGTTTCTAGCTTACCCCAAAAATCAACTGCCCATGTATTTTTTGCGCGCCATTGACGTACAATTTTTCTAACCGAGTAATCAGGCAATACCACGCCGTATACTTTAGCCATTGAACTAAACGCGCCTTCTGCCCCGCCATACCCTAGCGATAACTCGGCTATCTTACCTACCTGCCGCTCCGGTGAACTTTTATCAATACTAGGCTTGTTGTATATACCTCTCGCGGCTTCTACGTAGGTATCTACACCTTTACGAAACAAGTCTAGCTTACTCTCTGCTTTAGGGTCGCCTGATAGCCACGGAAGCGCTCGTGCTTCTATAGACGACCAATCACCCACTACAAATTTACATCCTTTCTCCGGTATTAATGCTGGGCGTAATAATTTTGCCAGTGATTGCATAACATCCGGTATATCTTCTTGTGCTGCCATTTTGGTTTTTATAGCCTCGGTTTGCTCGGCGTTGTAGCAATCGCGTTTCATATTGTGAAGTTGTAAACCTTTGCTACTAAATCTGTGTGTTTGACTAGCTCCAGCATGTATAAACGCACCTCTAACCCTATCGTCAATAAGGGAAGCTAACAAATTCATCTTGGCAAACTTGGCAACACTAGAAGCACTGGCGGCATCAAGCAACCGTATTAGTTCTTCTATGTCTTCGTACAAATGCAAATTACCTTCGTCAACCGCAGTTATAACTGCTTCGCGCACTCCCTTATCCAATATTACCTTCTTTTTACCATCTTTCATGGCAGTCATAAGCTTTAATAGATTTTTATCGTTAATGTCGTCGCTGTTTTCTACGGCGGTTAGTATGTATGTTTTGATACGTTGGTATTGAGTTGGTTTTGTAACCTCACCTTTTGTGATATCTGTAATCTGTTCGGCTATTTGCGATTGTTCGACTACCGCATAACTAGTTGCCAGAAGTGCCAGTTGACGGTCTACTTTAACGCCACGCTCGTTCATACGCTCGCATAACAACCAATCTTTGTGTTCGGTAGGCGTCAATCTTCGGCAGGCTCTAAGCCCCGCCACAGTAGCTAGTACGTCTTTCATGCAATAGTCTTTCATCTCTTGCATAAGTGCTGGAGATTCGTTAAAACTGCCGTCTTCTTGTGGTATTGAAAGTAACTTAATTAACTGTTTTCCGCGCAGGTCTTTTAAGTCAGATATTTGCGCTGCTTTGGCGGCATCCTCTAAATTAGCGGGGAGTGCGTTTATACGGAATTGCGCTGATACGCAATACCATTTATCGTAAGCTACTTCTGGGAAATCGTACACCTTACCTACGTGCTGATGTATTAGTCTGTCAAAAGTTGCGTTTACTGCGGCTACAAAAACAGCATTATTAAGCTTATCAACCCATAGCTGTGGAATTGCCTCTTGGCAAGGGTCAAATACAATCTTCTCGTCTGTATCTTCGTCATACATAGCCAAGCATAAAATATCAGTAGATTGGTGCGCGGCGTAATTATGCGCTCCTACTTCTAACAAATTGGCTCTGCTTCGTGTTTCATAATCTAGTACAATCATGTTTATACGCCTTTAATAGTAGGGATAAAAAAGGCCGCTTTAATGCGGCCTTGGTCAGTTAGTAAATTTAAGCTCGGCGTCTGCGCCTTGGGGCTTCTGCTTCTTCCGCTACTACTTCGGGTTCTGGTTCTGCTACAACTTCTGGTTTAGCGTCATTTGTAGGCATAGCCGCTACCCACCCAACTACGTTAATAACAGGCGTATAAATCTTACCGTATTTTTTATGCCTGTAACTATCTTCGGCCAGCTTAATTTCAGGTATTAACAACCCGTCGTGCTTACCTGATTTTACATGGGCTACAATAGATTTCATAAGAGTATTAATTTCTGTAATACCCCCTTTCGATGTAGTTTTATAAACTAACTGTAAACCTAAATCGGCTCCGTCAATACACACTAATTGGAAACCTAATAAAGCTTTCCATTCCGCGCCTACGTCGGGTAGGTCGGCTTTTGTAACTGGTGGCTCAGTCAGTAATCGAATTTCTTCACCTTCTAGTGAACCGTCAGCCCATGCTTGGAACCCTGCGAAAAAAGATTCGGTATCAACTGCAAAAACTGATTGCGTATCAACTTCGTCGTCTTCCGCGCCGTGAACCCATTCACCCGCTTTTGTTAACTTTAAGTAATTAAAATCACCGCTTGAGGCGTCGATTGCTACTGCTGCGCCAGCCATAGCGTCAATGGCACGAGATAGGTTTGCTGGTAAATTATTAGTCATTATGGAATATTTCCTGTTTGCTATTTTAAATTTTAATCCGTTTGCTTAATCATTGCTGCAAAAGCACCAACGTTAAAAGCTTCAGGTCGTTTATCGTCAGCGGTGGTTAATGTTGTCCCCGTACTGACAGCTTCAATATAGGCTGCATACTTATCGAAGTCAAGTCCTTTTTGTTTAAAAACTTTTTCAAGTTGTGCTGGTGATTTTAATGTGGCGTTCATAGCGTCCATTATTTTTACACGTCTTGCTTTTTTAATTACTGTTTCAACTTCTGCGGTGCATTTCCATTTTCTTGTGGCGCGTTTATCAACTAGTTTATACCCGCTTATCTTTAAACCTAATTCTACTTGTTCATGCGCCAATTTTTTGACGGACTGCGCCCATTCTATAACCGAGTCTGCTAAATCTAACGCCTCGCTTAACCCTTTAGCATCTTCGCTAGTAGGCTCCATCATCATAGCTTTACGTGCTAACCCTGTTTTAGCAGGGCAGATAGCCATAGCAGGGCAAAACTTGCAGTAGGCTCCTGTTTTTGGTGCGTCAATATTTTGCGCACGTTTGGCTTTTGTATACTCATCTTCAAACTTGTTTAAACGTGATGAATCAATATCCCAACTTGACATAATAGCGCCGTCAGTCGGTTGAATGATAACGATACATATTTTGTTGCGTCCTTTAAACAAATCTTTAGTGTTAGGGTCTTTTCTCGCGCACATAGCATAAAATAAACCTTGTGGGTTTTCGTGTGCGGCCACTGCAATAAATCCAAATTTCCAATCCAGAATAAAAACAGTATCCTCATTAACAGCTATTAAATCTGAAGTTCCTCCAGTATCTTCGTTGTATTTAACTTCTAATTCCGGCAGTTCTAACGCTATATTATGTAACTCTGCAAAATCAACGTATGCGTTAAGTGCTGGTTTTATAGCCGACGTTATTTCATCCTCGGAAATTATTTGGTCGTTATAAGTTTTACCTATTAAGCTTTCAAGCTCAATATTAGGATTAACTAACAATTCTTCCATGCAATCATGCAATAAAGTACCACGGTCGGCATGTTCTGAACCTGTATTATTTACTGGAATGCGTTTAGACAACTCATGCCACGCAGGGCATTGAATTGTACGACCTGCCGTTGACCCTCCGTATTTATAATGGACTGTAGGCATTACACCATCCCCTCTTGTAATTTGGCTTTTTTATACCCTAATTTTATCATTGAAATTAAATGTCCGCGCCTACGTAAAGCGTGTTGCAACGTGTTGTAAGCGTAGCCAAGCTCGTCGCATATCTCCGCAAAACTTTTGTCTTTCATCATTACAATCGCTTTATTTACTATTACGTCTGTTTCTTCTTTTGTTGCTTTAGCCATTATTTTTTCCTCTGCATAATTTTTTATGTTTAGTGTAAAGTTTTTTGTAAAAATCAGATTTTGCAATATCTTCTAACACATCATTTTTTTTACCTGCTCTTAGTCTGTATTTAATGATGTTACCAAGGCAAAATCCAAACCACTGATCTTCAGTCATTGCGCTTGCAATCATAGTTATAGACACAAAATCACCTAAAATCGCATAATGCTTAGGATTTTTAATGTTGTCATTTTTTTTGTGCACTAAGCTCATCACTCGTACCTCTTTGTTTTAAGTTTCTTTGCTGCAAACTTTCGTTTAAACGCATCAATATCGTCTAGTGACGGCATATATTCTGCCATGTGATATCTAACGCACGTTACTGGGCGATTAAACTCTACTGATATTTCAGCAATTGTTTTCCCATCGACAAATGATTTAACCATCTCAACACGATGATCCTTCACTGCTAACCATTTTTTTAAATCAAGCATTACTCTTGCTCCTTTAGTGCTTTTAAATACTCAGTAGCTTTATCATAAGCATCTCTCAAGTCTGCCTTTGCTTTGCCTCCACCTATTTTACAAACTGCATGTAATGCTGCAATTCTTAATTCTTCATAGCCTTCCTCAAGCTCTCCAATGCGCTTGTCTTTTTCGACTATTTCAGCATCGGAGTTTTCAACTACTTCGCCTTGAAAGGCTATAAACTTTTTAAGAGTTACACGCTCTTTCTCAAGCTCTTCAATGCGTTCTACTTGAATCTGTAATATTTCCCACAGTTCTTTTCTGTTTGCATCTTTGTATTGTTCTAAGCTCATCAATACTTCTCCTTAATTAATATTTCCATAGCATCAATTAATTCTTCAACTGTTTGATTACTGATTCGTTTCCACCGCTCGTGCTGTGATTTAGTCTTAGCCAGCAATAATCGTAATTCTTCTTTACTCATAACTCTTGCTCCTTAATTAATGTTGCTAGCTAATTATAGGCAGGCTATACTGGCATTTCAACGTTTTTTTATTAAAGGCTTAAAAAATGTCAAAATACATTAAATCAATCCCTACTTCTGAAGCCCAATTAGAAAAGGCTACGCTTCGTGTTTTACGTGCTAGCGATGCGCTATGTTATAAATTTGCTAGCCCCGCAAAACGGGGGGTTCCGGATGATATTGTGTTGTTAAAATACGGTGAAACAGTTTTTGTCGAGTTTAAAAATCCAAATGGTCGCGGGGCGCTAAGTAAATTACAAGAAATAAACATTGAAAAAATTAATAGCCAAGGTTTTAAAGTTTTTGTTGTTGGGTCGCTAAAACAAGCTGACGATTTTATTGATTACTGTTTACTGGATAATTAAATGCTTACATATGAAATGCTAGACAAAGACCAATTAGCACTGGTAGACCGTATATACGAAGTAGACGAAACAATTGTTTACGCTACGATGGGTAGTGGTAAAACTGTTTGTTACTTAACTGCTATTAATGAATTACTAAATGAAAAAATAATTAATCGAGTGTTAGTGGTTGCACCTTTGAATCCTTGCAAGCATGTATGGGTAACAGAACATACTAAATGGGAACATTTATTACACTTAAACGTTGGTCTTGCGGTAGGTAATCCAGAACATAGAAAACGTGTTATAGAATCTGACGCCGATATTGTTGTTATTAACATAGAAAATTTGGTTTGGTTTTTAAGTATCTACGGTAAAAAACATACTTTTGACGCAATTTGCATTGATGAACTTTCAAAATTTGGTGATTCTAGCAACAAATCAGCTAAGAAAATGCGGGGGGCAGTTAAGACGTTTAAACATCGTGTTGGTTTAACTGGCACCCCAGTTCACGAAGGTTTTATAAAATTGTATAGTCAAGTAATGATGATTGACGGCGGGGCGCGCTTAGGAACCAATAAAGAAAAATT